TACGGTATCTACTTCACCGACCTGAGAGCGGACGTATAGTACGTAATTATCGACGTTAGCCTCGAAATCGTCGTTGTAGTAGGGTGTTTTTTTAATAATTTCGTATTCGTTTTCATATTCCTCAATTCCAATTTTTCCAAAATAATGTCTCAGTTTAATTTCTGATAAAGAATGTGCCGTGGTGCCTTCTTGACTAAAGTCAAAGGTTCCGGTGCCTTTCTTGGGTTCTGGTAAGGTAGCTTCTAGGCGAGCGCTGGGTGTGCATGTTAGCCATCGTTTTGAGCCAGAAGCGGAGAGAATTGCGTGAGCCGTCATATTATTCTTTCAATTCAGTTTATTGTACTATTACTAATACGCAAAAAAGGACCCCGAAGAGTCCTTTTTAGGTAAAACATTAAAAATATTTAGTTAATTTTTTAGGGCGGCGATTAAGTCTTGTACTTCTTTGTTAAAGTCAATCTTAACTTCTGCCTTTAAATCTACTTTAGTGTCTCGGGTTTCTCTGTAGTCTGACTGAAACTGTCCGCGCAGGGCAATTTCTGCTAGCCTGGAGTTGTATCCTTTGTTGTCCACGTTGGCCAATAATTCACGCTCCCAAAATGCTTGGGCGTGCACCAGCGCTAAGTCTAATGCTTCGGCAAACTCGGGGTTGTTTTTCTTTAGGGTTTCGGCGGATGCCTTGCTAATGCCAAGCTCGCTCCAGATCATTTTCTGAGAGGCGCCTTGTTTGCCCATTTCGATCATACGATCGCACATTCCGGGCTTGAATTTAGATTCGGGTTTTTTAGCTGCCACACTTCCACCTTTTTAGTGATGCTGCTTTACGGGTTGGCTTGCCGTTCTCGTCCTTCATAGGACCTGGCATGCCAGACATTCTTGCGCAGAATGAATTTTTACGTGCTCCGCCTTCCGGCTGCGGGGCTTTTAAATCGGATCCAGTGGCGGCGTTGTACTTAGCGCGCCCTTTGGCTGTTAGGCCTGCGCCCTTTGATACGGGCAATTTTTCGCCACGTCCAATAGAAAGAGAGGGGTTCTTTTTAGTTGCCATTATTTCTTTTTGTTCCCACGTTTAACTTTACCACCTTTATTAAGAAGCTGTAAGTTGCCGCGAGTTTGCATTGGTGCTGGTTTTACGTTACCGTGTCCTGGAATATTAATTCCTTCGTTGCGGTTTAAATTTGGCATTTTACTTGATTTTAGTTCAACATCTTCACCATCAATGTTCATCGTTCGTGGTTTGGGTTTTATCATCATACCCGGATCTAAGTTTTTACCAGAACGAACGGCTTTACGTGCTTCTTCAATAATATCTCCACCTTCAGAGTATTTACGAACGTCTCCGCCGCAAGCCATTTTAGGCATTTTTTTAAAGTCTTTCATGCTTGTTCCTTTGGCGCGTCGTTTACTGGAGCTTTAAGATTTTCTAGTGGGGGTAATAGATCGTTCATTTTTTCTTCACAGTCTTTGCTGATTGTTTAAATGCTTTAGAAGTTGGAGCGCCCGGACTTCCAGGCTTGCGCATTTTTTCGCCAGAGCCCGCCTTGATGCGTTCTTGTTTGGCGTGGATGTTTGCGTAGAGTCCGGGTTTAGTTGCCATGGTTGTCCTTAAAATTGAAGGGGCCGGGAATACTTTTGTGGGTTACCAACGTTTAAGTTACCGGTCCGCGGTACCACCCCTTCGGTACTACTTAAAATATAACTGAGACGTTAGACATGCGTCTGGCAATGTTTGCCAATTCTTTTGTTGTGTTGCCACTAACAAACGTATTGATCTCAACAGCCTTGTCAATGATCTCGTCCATTGTAGGGAATTTTGGGGCCAATTCTGTGGCTTCTTTGGTTGTCTTGTTAAGAATGTCCCACGCCGCCAAGTTGGCTTCGTGTTGCTTAATCATCAAGTCTTTTGCGGTGTTAAATACTGAAAAACGTAGCTCAAATGGATTCATTTTGTTATTTCCTATGTATGTTGTGTGTGATATGTATAAAAATCCCGGTTTTCTATGCAGGTGCGCCGGGAACCTGTGACTTTATTTACAGCCAAGGTAGGGATAGGAGCGTCTCACGACGTGTCCTATATCTACTAATACGTTTTTATTACAAAAACCGCCCTGGCCGATTAATCCGGAATGATAATGGTCTTTTTAGGGTTTGACGGGGGTTGTTTTGCGAAATCAGCGGCTTGTTTTGCCCTAAGCACGTCGTTAATCATCATCTTGGCCATTGCCATAGCTTTTTCTTGAACCTCAATCTCTTGCTGCGCGGTTAGTTGTTTTTTTTCGACGGCTTGGGCGATGTCGTTACGAACGCCGGCAATCTTAAGAAGTTGTTTTAGATTCATTTTTAGCCTTTCCTGCTTCAATGAGCGCGTCAAATTGTGGGGCGCCTTGCATCTGGATGTACGCAATTAAATTGGCAGAGGCCAAGTACGGTGCGTTCCCAAGGATGTGCAAAATTTCATTTATTTGGGATACGGTAAACGAAAAATTAATAATTGCGTCTTCCAAGGGATCTTTTTTAATTTCTTTTTTCATTTTTTTTCATTTCTTTTTAGTTGGGAAACCTAACTTTTCTCTTGCCGCTAATTTTTCTGGGTCGGTGCAGTATTGGTTTAATTCAAAGACTCGGCAATGAATGTCTTGCGCGCGCCAAATGCGCATGTCGTGCAGCATTTTTAAACCCAGTAAAGTATTAGCGACTTCGTCTTCTGTCATTGGCTGTTTTGCGTCGCCATGATATTTAAAAAACAATTCTAAATCATCACTAGTTTGCCATAGCATTTGAATGGCGTCTTCTAAATCGCCTGGTCCATATTTTTTCATAATTTTCCTCTTTTTTTAGCTCGTTTAAGGTCTTCTTTAAAATTTACGCTAAACCAGCTACCGACTTTATGAATGGCCGGCAGCATTTCTGTGTACATTGCAAGGTCTTCTTCGTGATAAATATCTTTATTTTCTATCATTGATTTCATGCTAAGGTAAGCGTCAGCCAAAACGTTTACTACAATTTGATCCGAAAAGTCGTCTTCAATCTCAATTATCATACTTTTACTCCTTCTTTAAATTGCATACACTGCGCCGCGGCCAAGGTTACTTCCGGTTTAAACGGTAGCTTGTGGAATTGTTGTTTATAAATATCACACTGCTCTTTAGTAACAATTTTTTCGCTTGTCATAAAGTCGCACACTGACCCGATACATATAATAGATACAAAAATATACAGGCTCATTTTTCACACTCCGGATCTTGCATATAGGTGTGGGGCCCCGTATTTTCAAAAAACCTGGGATCTATTTTAGTACGTTTAGCAATTTCGCGTTCAATGTACCAGCGCGCTTTTCGTAAGTCTTCTACTGCGTCTAACTTTAAATCACATCGCCAAATATATTTAAGCGCGTTACCAAGATTAAATCCCATGTGCTCGGTGATCTGGATGCACTCAATGCCTGACGGATGTTCTGTGTAGTGCTTAGGATGGTTCACTGGATCTTGCATGTCTCATCTCCTTAAGTTCTTTTTGCATAAGCTGAAGCTCTTCAAAACTATCACAAACCCAGACACCTAATAAATTTTCATAACGGTTGGTGTCAATCTCTTCTACGCCGGTAATTGTTTCCATGACATAGTTTCCTTCAACTTCATGTTCTACAATAAAGTGGTTCATAGCTTCAGTTCCTGTTTAATAAATACTACGCCCTTATTAAAATGATATCGCCAGTACTTTTCAGATACCATGATGTCGTTGTATGTTAATCCTTCTAAAAACGCGACAAAGATTTCACGTTGTTTTGGTGGCATTTTTTGTAAGATAAGTCGTCTAATATCTAAAATATCTTCCGGATTCCATGGGAAGTACGCCTCCATCATCTCTGTTGATATACCGTCATTATCATCTTGTTCAATAGGGTCCAGCTCCTCGTCGGACAGACGAGGCGTGGCCGCTTTAATAATGTGTTTGGTTTTTGTTATCATGATTACACTAATACGCAATTCAAAGCGTCCAAAAGAGCGTCTTGTAAATTTATTTTCCCTTCCAAGACTTTAATTACTTGCTCGTCAATGCTACTAGACACCGCTAAATGATGAATGATAACCGGTTTTTCTTGCCCTTGGCGGTAGATCCTAGCATTTGCCTGGATGTAGTTCTCTGCGCTCCATGGTAGATCGAACCAGACCGTCTGTGCTGTGTCTCCAAAGTTGCACTGTAGATTAAGCCCGATTCCGCCGCTTTGCGGGTGGGCAAGCAACATACGAATCTTGCCACGACGCCACGCCTCAATGTTGTCATCGTCCAGCACCACCGCCTCTGGGAACTGAAGACGTATTCGTTTGAGTGAATGCTTGAAATGATAGAAGACAAGCGTGGGACTTGTAGATTCTTCCATGATCGACTCAAGATATTCCAATTTAGCGCGGTGTATTTCTTGAGCCTCTCCTTCTTCGCTATAGACCGCTCCCGATGTAAATTGGAGTAGTTTGTTCGCCAGTGCTGCTGCTGTTGGAGCTGTGATTTTTTCTTTTTTGATGTCAACAACCATGTCTTTTCTAAGTTGGTCATACTTACTCCTTACATTTTTGTCTAGGTGGATTGAATGGTAAATGTTACTTAATGTTGGTAATTGTAAATACTCTTCTGCTTTAAGTGACATGCAGATGTCGTTTATTTTCTTCTCTATAATTAAAGAACTATTTAACTTTGGTACCCAATTATAAACCACCCCAGTATGCCGGTTCCTTTGCCCTGGGTCCATGTATTTTTCCCTAAATTTAGTTAGGCTAGTCTCCAGACGCTGTCCTAAGTCCAATATACCCACCTGCGACCAGAGATCTGCTAGGCCCTGAGCGGTAGGTGTGCCAGACAGAATAATTCGCCTCTCAAAGCCCTTTAAATGCTTTTTAAGTGCTTTAAATCTTTTGGTGCTGGGGTCCTTAAATCGTGAAGACTCATCAATTACTAAGTTAGTAAACACTAACTTAGGCTGGGCATCAAAAAGCCATACCACATTTTCTAGGTTAATCAGATAAATATCTGCGTCCAAAGTCAAGGCGGATAATCTCTGGCTCGGATTCCCCATTATCTTCGATACGCGTAGGTGTGATAGGTGTTCCCACTTTTTGGTCTCTTGCTCCCAGACGGTTTCCGCTACCCTCTTTGGCGCTACGATAAGAGTTTTCCCCCTGAGTTGCTCCGCGATAATCGTCAGCGTGGTCGTAGTCTTCCCAAGTCCAGGGGGTAGAAATAGACCCAAGTTCGTTACCGACAGCGCCTTGGATATAAGATCCTTCTGGTATTGGTGTAGTTGAGTTCTCTTTAACATTTTTCTCCATGGCGTTAATCATTGCTTTTAAAATTGGCAACATTGCCTCGTCTCCGTCTTCTCCGACGGCTCGATTCACAGCCCAAAGAACTACACGAATGTTGTCTTTAGTGTAGCCTTTGTTGTTGTCAATGCGGTCTACTGAGGGGGCATATAGGTTCATTGTTTTTTCTTTGGGTGGATTGAGGTCAAACGGCAATCCAGTTAGTTGGCAATGTTTTAACTCTATGGCCGGTAAAAGGTCTTCAACATTCAAATTAAAAACAATGTTTCTTTTTTTAGCACTTTTTTTGCAATTTCTTAACATGCGCAAAGCCCTGCCCTTATGTGTCAGCGCGTGATTTTTGGAAGTTATTTTTCTTTTTGTTTTATTATAATAATAAATTTTTTCATCTTCCCAGTGCTCATAATAATATCCATCAGCAGATATTTTATTATTAAGCACATAACCATGAAATATTTTACCGTCTTCTCTTACGTCGCCGCACCTAAAAGGTTTTCCTGTATCAGGGTTTAGTCGCTTCATTGATAAAGTCCTCTACGTCTTGTTTGGAGTGTAGTACGTGAACAGGAAAGCCCTGCTCACCCAAGTCATCAAATACTAGGATCTGTCTCGGGCTAAGTTTCCCCGTCGCTGTCTTTAGCTCCACCAAGAATACCGAATTGTTCATGAACACTATGCGGTCTGGAACCCCCGTCACTGTGCTGATCCACTTGTAGCTGAGCCCTTTTGACTTCTTCACCAAGTTGTTTAAATGCTTCTCGATCTCTTTTTCCAGCACGCTCACGTCTGTCCTCCTCGGTGGCATAGATACTAAATACTTGTTTAAAAATGTGCTCGCCTAGGTACGAGCGCGACTCGTCGCCAATTGTCGTCTCGCCTACATACTCAAATACGTGCGTGACGGTGTGTGATACTTCGTGGTAAATTATACCCATCCGCTCTAACGCGTCGCATTTTGACATTTCTTCGTAGTTAAATACAATTGCCAGCATGGCAAACATTGTGCCTTCCTGTTCGATGAAGTGCGACTCTGCTAATCCAATGTCAAGCGCCGTGTGGCGCGTTGTAATTTTAGAGTCTCGAACCGCTTGGTTAAATGTTTCCTCACTAAAACACACCTTGATCGGAATACCAAAGTGGCCGGTATCCGCGACGTAGTATTGTTTTTTAGTGGCGTTTGTTTTTGCGGTTGATTTGCTTGAATATCTCTTCTTGCTCTTCAATTGGCAATTCGTCGACGGGTACGCTGTTTTCAAAAAATTCTCCTGTATCTACTAATTGTTTAATTTCAGTTACTAGCTCATCGTACTCCTCCTGAGTGAGATCCATTTCGTCTGCCCAGCCCGCTTCAAATTCTATTTTTAGTGGTTTTTTCTTAGTCATAGTAGCTCTTTAACGTTAATTATTTGTATTTCCCCCATGTCTTGCTCTTTAAGTTTTTTTGACAGGTCTTTAAAAACACTTTCAGTGTACGAGCTCATGCCTTCGCACGTCTTACGGCAATAGTACTGGCTGCCGGAATGATTATGGATAATGTAAAAATGTTCTGCCTCTTCAACCTCCGTAATGCCCGACGAAAAACGCCATGAGTCACTACTGGCGTACCCGCCATACCAAGACGCAAGGATCTTATCAATTTGTGGGTATTCTTTGCTGGTGATGCGTGTGATTACCCATTTGTCCGGCACGTACATATTATCTGTGTTTCTGTCGTCATAGTTTGGTGCTTTGTCTAAATCGTCTGTTTTGTATTCTTTTTCAGACATGGTCTTTTCAATGTCGTGCATTCTATCTCCTAAGTTGAGGTACTGGTTTACGCCGGCCAAATGCTCGGCGAATCTTTAACGCGTTAATGGTGCCGTATATTCTGTTACGCCAGCCTTGATGCGCACGACGCATTTTTTGTATTTTAAAACGTAGCCTGACACGTCTTGACTTACTGTAGTAGTCTTGGATGATGCGCCGTTTACCGGCGCCCCCAAAGATTACGCTAAACAGCTTGCGTTTAATAATACGTGGAAATCTAAACTTCTTCATCTCTAGGCTTGCCGTTTACCGCAAACTGCGCGTATAGCCACGCCGTATCTCTTACCTCTGCCGGCGTCGCGCCCCTTGCGATTAAGCCAGTTACGGCGGCTAGGGCAAATGCAAATAATTCATCTTTTTCGTTCATTAAAATATTTCCTTTTCAAAATTAGATATAGAGTCAACGTAGTCCTGCGCCTTCTTCCTGAGTCTAACACCCAAGAATAGGTGCGTGGTCTCTCCGAGATCCCGTTTACGATAACTGGTGACGCCTTTGTCCTGCGTAGTAGCTTGAAACCTTCGCTTGAATGACATATCAGTGCCAGGGTGAATGTTCTTCTTAATCGCCCAGTGCTTGTAGCACATAAACAAATCATCTTTGTCGACTGACCCAAATGCGTCAAACTCCACGACGTCTTCGATAAAGCTCTCTAACGGATTAGATAGCTTGGCCATCTCTTCCAAGGTCTCGACGCTAGACTTCGGCTGTATAAATCTACCGCCGGATCTTGCCTTACGATTAGCGTGACCCTGTATCGACCAGTTAAATATGCCGGCCAGTTCAGTGATCAGCTTGTCAGCTAGGTTCTCGTCTTCCTTGCCAAAAAAGCTATGCGTCATGTTAAGCACCAGCATCCGGCCGACTAGCGCGTTACTGTTCTCCGCAAGGTGCAACATCTCGTTAGAGTAGGTGATGATGCGTGTCGGTAGGTAGCCGGACCATGACTCCTTGTTCTTCCGGTTTACTGTAACCGTGTCAGCACCAACAATACGTAGTAGCTGAGAAACCACTCCAGCGGAGTTCTGCGGAGTAACGCGCGCGTCAGTGAAGCTAGCAAGTTGTTTACCCAGCCATGGCTGGAGTCCGAATGTGTCACAAAGCTCTCCCATCTGTGGTGATATAACGTTGTCCTGCCCCAGCAGTTCGGTGAGCACCTTGTTGATGGTGCCCTTACCGCTACGACGCGGACCAATTATGTTTAAAAACTTCTGTTGCTTGGTGTCACCCGACAGGATGTAACCAAAGTACTCTTGGAGCAGTTGCTTGGACTCTTCGTCCTCCGGCCAAATGTCATTTAAGAAATTTAACCAGCTCGGGCACGTCGCGCTTGGGTTATACTCAAACGGCAACGAGTTGTAGGTAAAGAATCCCAAGTTGTGCGGAAAAAGAATCGACTCATCCATCTGAAACAGTCCGTTCTGCATGCTCACCAGCTTGTGCGCCGGTGGGTTGCTTGTCTCGTACCCTTCTAACCATACCGGTGGCTTGGCGTTGGGATTGTTGGCCAAATGCGTATGAGACTTAATCGCATCTAGGCAGGCGTTCACTAGGGCAGGATTGGCGTTGAGCGGCAGTATGTTGCCTTTCTTGTCCTGCTTCATGCACTTGTCTAAAAACTTATAGACTTGGGCGCGGATCGTTGCCTCTTCAATAAACGTGTAGTGCGTCCCTGTGTAGACAAAGAACTCCTGCGCGTAGTGAACCAACTTATAGCCACCCTCGATAGCGTAAAGGGCATTTAGAAACTGACGGGCGTGTTCTAGTGGATTAGCAGGATCTAGTACGATCTCCCCGCGCGCCAATGCCACTTGTAGCTTTTTTTGATTCACCTTAAAGATCAGTGAGCGCAAGGTAATTCCCTGGCCTTTGAACGACCCCCACTTGTTGGAGCATGAGTTGATGCCGGAGGTGGTGTACTTATTTGACTGCACGCTCCAACGATCCCACGCCTCAAGAGCCTCGACGTCACCCTCAAACTGGTGGTGCAAGGCCATGCCTACGTTCTTCCAGTCGTCATATCCCATGTTGGGATCGAGCTCGGATAGTATCTCGTTCTCTACGCGCAAGACGTCCCAGTTTTCCAGTGGCGCGGTGTAGTTCGCAAAGTCGTCGTCTGATCGGTTGACGGTGCGCGCCGGAACGTGCGCGGTAAGGTCTTGCTCTTCTAGTGGCACGTCACCGCTAAGCCGGTGGCCTGTGATCGTAAAGTAGCGTGACTTAGCGTACACCTCAAGCCCGATAGAGTGGTCGACGTGCGCCGAGTGCAGGTCGGCACGGGTAAATATCTTGACGCCTGTGCCGGACGGGCTTACCTCTGCGTAGCCCTTCACGTTGTCAAGTATGCCCCTAGCTAGCTCGTTGAGAGTGCCCGTCTTAGGATCACGACAATCATCAATGTCAACACCAATGAGGTTATCATCCCCAGTAAAAACGAATCCGATACCGTCAAAATTACCATTTTCGTACGCCTTCTGCGCGGTTAAAAAATCTGTCCATGTCGCTGGGTTAGTGGATGATGCCGACTTTCCCGTCGGCTGGACGGGTAGCTTGCTCCACTTCTGTGTCTCACCATCCCCGACCAATGTGTACTTCCATAGGCAAAACCTAGGGATCATCTTTAGGTCTAAGGGTATGGCACTAAAATCTACGGGTAGTGCCGGCGGTTTTTGTAACATATTTCTCCTCTTTTCTTAGCGTTACTAATACGCAAACCCAAGTATACAAATTTCACATTGTGAAATGCAGTTATTACTAAGGGTTTACCCTATTAGGGTTTACCCTTACGTTTTTGGCCATCACTGCCAATTTGACAGTCTCGTGGCAGTCTTCGTGGCAGTGAATGAAACACCTGTTTCCTTAATAATCAATGAGTTATGAGTGTCGTGGCACACTAGGCAGTCTTTATTTGATATTATTTTATTTTAAAATAAAAAATAAAAAATTAAAATATAAGAAAGAGTTGCGATAAAGACTGCCTAGTGTGCCACGGAGCGGTTAAGTCTTTGATTTAACTGGAAAACCGTAAAATCAAAGACTGCCACTTCACTGCCAATTTGACACTAATGCCCTGACTACGTGACAGCCAATGTAAAATAAGAAAATTAGTATTAACCATTTTACGTACTTGTCCCACTTACAGTCTGCTTGTATCATTTTGCCACCTCGTATCCTTTAGAGTTCTCAAGAAATCTGTACGCCCACTTACGGAACTTCTCGCGGTTCTCGCTTGTCTGCTCGTCTGTCGGATCCCACAGTATCTGCGTCACAAATTCACCTGATTCATTTTGAATATCAATTTTAACTAGGTTGCCTTCTTTGTCGTATACATCAATTGGAATTACCTTCATTCTATCTCCTTTACGCTTGATTGTTTTTCACGCCAGTTGTCTGTGTCACCATAGTCCCCTCGAATCATGCTCATGCGCTCTGCCTTCCTAAATTCCGGCTCGACTGCCCACCATGCCAAGCTAGCCTCCTTATAATATAGCCAGTCGTTGTTCTGCTCAAAGAGCTGATGGTTTAGCCCAGTAATGTCGACAGAGCACGCGACGTCTGATGTCGGTTTCCATGGGCCGGTGTTGTACTTGCGGTACTGGCCTAGTGCTACGTTGTTGCGTGCGTTAATAAATCTTGCGTAGGCTTTTTTCTGTTCGGGTGTAAATTCAATCATCATTTTCCTCTTCTAGTTTGTCTAGGTTAAGTGCGTCTAGCGACGTTGGTTCTTGCAACATGTAAAACTTTAACTGATTAATACGCTTAGGCGTCTTCTCCAACAAGGCCGATAGTTCTTGCAGTGTCGGTGTCCTGCCCAGTGTCTGTGTCAGTGCACGCTCGGTGTACGTCATCTTGCGTATCTCTTCGCGTACTTTGATCGGTATGCGGACTAGGTTCTCAGTGTCATCCTGACCACGCTCTACGCCACGCAAAATAAACTTCTTGGCGTAGGTCGCAAACTTTGCGCCGTTGGTAGGAGTCCATTGCCTTGCCGCTTTTAGCAATGCCTCGTTACCCATCCCGATTAAGTCCTCCTGAGGCGTGCGCGAATGGTTCCACGCCGTCAGCTTGCGTACTGTGTAGACCACAAAGCGCAGGTTGTGCTTGACCAAAGACTCCAGCGCCTGATCGTCACCTTTTTTGATGCGCTCAGCCAGTGCGTACTCTTGAGCCGTGGTCAGGACTGGTATGCCGTACAGGGACTGAAGATAGTCTGTTAAAAAATCATTTCTGCTCATTGTCTGACCCTATAAACGTACTTAAAAAATTGCACCCACTCTTGGATGGCAACTAAAAATATTCCAATTATAAACCACGACACATTAGAAAACGTGACCGCCTCTTGGAATCCGTAAAGCGCTAAGAATATTAGGAATCCTCCAATTATCTTCAAAGGTACGCCTCCTTCTTTAACTGTTCCCCTAGCTTATGCTCAAGGTACATCACCACGTCCCACTCACCATCGTCGCGCCCTTTTGCACGCTCTATGTTGGTGATCTTGTCTCTGTACCAGTACAGGGCACGCTTGATAGCCAAAAACTCTTCAGCGTCTAGGTTCAATATAAATCGGTTAGTGTCTTTACTCACTTGTTTCTCCTCATTTATGACAGTATGGGCATCTAACCAGTATGGTTAGTATCTTTGATTTACAATGTACGCAAATGTAGTGGGTCATTTCTCACTCGCCTTCTTTATTATTGCTCTTGCAAAATTAAATAAATTACTATTGATATAACTGTTGTTGTGCCCGTATATAGATTTAAACACTTCGTTTATTTCCTCATCGGTTAGTTCTTTTGTTGACGAACAACAACATTGACTAGGTATTCTATGGCATTTGCTACAAAAAATATTTTGGTTCATTCCTCCCCCGCCTGTAGTCTAATCTTTGCGTGCTTTACAAAATCGGACTCGTATGGTACGTCTTTCTTTTGCCTCGCCTTCATCATTGCATCCGCAACTCTATAACAAAAAGTAGCAGAGCCGTGAATATTTGTATCATCAATTACAACACACGATAGAACTTGACCTGCAAAGTAATCTCTCAAGTCCATGCCGTTATGTTCTTGATTAAATTGGGGGTTATATGGAAATGCTTTCATCTATCG